TGGATACTACGTTCAACACCTGACTCAAGTTCTTCCTGAGTAAGTATATCACTAACGTTCTGATTAGATACTAGACGTTCGAACTCTTCACGAGTCTTATCAAGAGAGCTGTAGTCGAACTCTGATATCTGGTCAAGCTTATGACGTTTCTCGGTAGCTGTATAGCTCAACCCTGAGTCAGCTGTACCAGTAGGTGTTAGTCGAGAAGCTACGCCTGACTTAGTTACACCTAGGTACTGCATAACATCTTCACCGTTAGCGTCCGCTGCATTAAGAGCAGTACGCAGGGTCTCTGGTTTATTAACTGCTAGGGTATCAAGCAAGGAACCCTTGTTCTCTACAGTAACCATCTGAGGTTTATGGGCTATACCGTTACTAGGAGATAAAGAGTCAGCAGCTTCTTGCATTACTGAACGTATGTAGTCAGCATCTTCTGAACTTAACGTCTTATTAGCAGCAGCAGCTGAACCGAACAGCTTAGCCCCTGATGCCTTAAGGAATCCTGTTAATGTCTTAGCTAGGAAACCTACCTCTGTAGCATCTAGTACATCATCTACAGCAGCAAGCTGCGTACCACCGCCTTCTCGTTCTAGCTCAGCACGTAAGTTAGTTAAGAAGTCAGTACGGTACAGTACGTTCTCTCCGAACGGAGACTGAGTATCTGAGATAATCTGTACGATTTCTTCTACACGTTCTATCTGTTCTTCTGAAGTACTAGCGTCTTGTACGTAGTTATATAAAGCATCCACGTCATCAGCCTTGAAGATATAATCCCCCGCTGATATACCATGAACACCTACTTTCTCTAAGACTTCAGTCTGGAACATACGAGTACCAACAATCTGTCCACCGAATACAGCTTCTACGAAATCAAGAGTAAGGTCAATACCAGAAGCTGAGTCGAACTCGTCCTGTATCTGTAAGTCAATAATACTACCTGATGCTCTATCAGCTAATGTCTTATTAACTAAGTCATTAAAGAATGCACCGTGCTTACGTGACTCCTCAGGGAGGGACTCCATAGTATTAACTATCATATCAGCTATTTCATCACGCTGTTCGATAGAGCCTAGCTCGTCCTGTACTACACCCTTAAGGTTCTCTGCATCTTCTGTAGTCTCAAGAGGCATACTAGTTAAAGCTGCCTCTGTGATAGGCCCTTTAAGTTCAGAGCGTGTAGTGCTACGTGCTTGCTGCTCATCTGTACTTAGTCCGTACACCTCAAGCTCTTGCTTAACACGTTGTACTAAGTCGCCTGATAATCCCTCAACACCTTCTTGTTGTACAGCAGTTAACGTAGCACGCTCCCCTGCTTGCACTGAGCTGACAGGAGGACGAGCAGACACACCATCAAAGAATGAAGTATCCTGTACTGCGTCGTTATAGAAATCTGTGTCTGCCATTGTATCTCCTAATTATTTAGCACCGGGGGTTGTGCCCCCTGCTCCGCCAGTAGCTGCTTGTATAGCGAAGTCTTTAACTACAGAACCTAGCTGTATAAGAGTATCGGTCTTAGCTGCTGACTGTAGTCGGTTAGCTGTATAGTCCTGTAGTCCCTGCACTTGATTAGAGAACGCTACATTACCTGCTGTAGTACTTTGGATACTACCCTGTGACCCTCTAAACCCTGAGCTGTCAAGCGTACCTCCTGAGGCTGCACCTTGTGCTCCTTGTGCAGCGGCTATTTGATTCTGTCTTACCTGAGCTAGCTGCTCACGCTGTCTAGCCCTAGCTTGTATACGACCTTGCGCCTTAGCAGCCTTACGTCTATCAGAAGCCGCGTCAGCTCCTAGGATAGCACCGCCTATTGCTGTTACAGAGCCTAGTACCTTAACTACGTCACCCATATTACACCTCCATAGAGTACTGTACGTAGTCCTCTGTCTCATAGGTAGGAGCTAGACCGAACATAGTCTGAAACTTACGAGTCTTACGGTCTTTCTTAGGGATGATAGAGTTAACCCGACGACAGCCTGCCTTAGCTAGCTCTTCTAAGCATACATCCCATATAGCTATCATACGTTTGTACTGCTTAACGTTCCAGTCCTTAACCTCGCAGTGCATGAAAGCTTCACCGGGACGTGACTCGTGATGTTCTACCTTAACTTCTAGCGTATCGTCTTTGAATAATGTAATCATTGTTTTCCTCTCATGCGGTACTCAACTGTATAACCAAGTATCTGCATATCTTTATTAGGTTCAGCATCGAACCGGAACTGTATAGCTTTACCGTATCCACGTATGCCTAACTTAGTACTTATAATAGTCTCACCTGTATCGAACGGATAAGGGTAGTACTCAGGTATTAGCTTACGTTGTAAAGGCTTATAGATATCACGCTGTGCTGTCCAGCGTAGACCTGTCCCTGTACCATCGAAGTC